ACCGGGCTTCCTCTATACAGAACTTTTGATGTTCATCCATTATTCACTTGTGTGTCAGCTTCTTTAAGTATGAAACATGTTGGACATTTATGGTACTTTGGGAAGCATGTTAGACATGCGTAGTGAGGACATTTCCTAAACTTTACACATTTCTTGATGTTAAGACAAAGTAGACAGTCTACGTCATCCTTAAAATCAAGAATTTGATTCTCGAATTTCCAGAAACAGAGACTACATACCTTCAATCCTGTGTACATCTGTTTATGACAGACATCAAAATTAGGACAGGGTTCCTTGATCATTACTATATCGTGGGGATGAATTCCCACTGCAAATCGCAACAAATCTTTTTCCATATCACATCTTGTTGATAAAGTTTTTCTTTAGATTTGAGTAATGGAAAGTACTGAAGATATTCATCTGCTCCCAAGAGTTCACAAAATTTATAGAGGACGTATGAATAACTAAGAAAGTTTTTCCTTTCGGAAGGGCAGTTGTCATCAAATGGTTTTTGAATATCCTTAAACATAATTCGCAATTGTTCTTCCAGTTCTTGTGGCATGTTAGGCGCTCTGATGCCATTCAGAATATTTGTTATATATGGAACATGTTCATAGTACTTGTTTAATCTCAACTTTTTGAGCAATCCTCTAATTTTAGCGTGTGTAATTTCATCCAATTTCTTGATCTTAATCTTTTTGAGTTCAGATCTCAATTGTTCCATCACCTCATCGGGTATCGTTGTCATTTCCTGTGCTTGAAACTGACTCAACCATTCATTGAAGTGGTTCTCCCTTTTGTAACTATAATTAACAACTTTCTCCGATGTTTCTTGTTCTTCTCTATATGTCAACTCTTCGCTAATCAGACACGCTATGACTAGACCACATGAATCACATACAAGTTCACTTGTATCCTGAAAATGTACTATGTTACTCGATGAACAGGTCGTACATTGTTCTATTATACGATCTTTCGATCTGGCTACATTTTGATTTTCTACTTCAGCGAGATAATCGATGAATATGTCTTTACGTTTTAGACCCACTGTCTCTTTCACGTTGAATACATTATCAGTATTTGTTTCGATACCATTCTCTTCTACATATTGATTCATATATGGCATGCACTTGATTATATACTCAGACATCTCATCTTCGTACCTGCTTTTATTTGAAGGATCGGTTTCAATAAGATTGTTCCAATTTTCAATCTTATTGTTATACCTACTTAAAAAGTTTCCCTCCATTATAATTAAGAATGTTGATCAAACTTTTAAGTACTGTTATATTTTGGTACAAAAAATTGACTACATATCCAGACTATCACATTATTTCAGAGGAACTTGAGTATAAAATAGACTATAGAATAAAGTATCAAATCGAAGATGAATTCTGGAAAAATGAAAGTAAGGATTGGGATGGTGTACTCGATGAATTCTATGTACTCGTGAGTGGTAAGAACTTCAGAAATACAATTGTTCCACAAAATGTCAAGAAACTGATACTAAGAGTCAAGTATTGGTATGGTGGTAAAATATATAAGGCGGTATCAACGAATATAAACTTCAAACCAGGGCAAGTTGTCGAGGAAGGTATGAAGTTTTCAATCCCAATTAGTAGTGCTTGGATCGTGGATCATGATGATAAACCACAGGTAAACATTACTGAAAAGGTCAAAAGATATACTGGACCGAGAAATGATTTCCACGGGGAATCTGTACCATTACAAGATTTTCTATATTACACAACGAAGATGCTTCAGAAGAAGTACCCCAAAGTGTTACTTTTAAATACAATAGGTATGAAAAAGATTTTACTTACACGTGAAGACCTTACAACTGATCTTCGGATACCTTAGTTGCGAGGTAGAACTTGAGATCACCTAGATTGGCGACGTTATACTTCAAGATTAGGAATCTATTACCCTCTTCCTGCATGATTTGCACAGACGCACACATACTCGTCGCCTTTGTAAATATATTCAGGTACCTCAAAGAATAGAGTCCACCAATTTCAGAACTTTCTTCGGGACATTTAATACATGTCTCCTGTGAGGCAAAATCACCGTTACATTTTAGTCTGAAATCAAATCCACTTCTCGTGATTTCAATATCCGTTCCAATATTTGACATGTCCCGGCAGAGTCTCTGGAAATCCGCCGATGGTAATATTGTATTACTTGTCATCGTAACATTTGGAACTTCAATGCGCGATTCATTAATGTCGAGAAGTTTAAGTTGAAAATGTGTGTTCGTCTTTTTAGAATCACTTATAATTTCAATATCCATATGTTCTTTTGAATTGATTTCAATTTTCAAGACATCATTATTTGTAATTGTTTTTAAAAGTTTGAAAGTATTTGAAATATTAATTCCAGCGATAATCTCTTGTTCACAAGAATATTCCTCAAAATTGTCTGCTGCCAAATACATATCAACTAGGGATGTCCTAGCTGTGTCGAGGGTTACGATATACATTCCATCCGGTTGAAAGTAAATGTTAACATCATTTAGAATGTCCTTGAGTACTTCAAAGATGGACTTTACGGCCGAAGCTTGTATAGTCACTAATTTCATATCTATACAATATTGTGCGTTAGATCTTTAAATCTGTTCCGAATAAACAACGCCTTTCGCGACATCTCTATTAATCTTGTCTTCAAGATCTCGTGTCATGGCTGGCTGTAGTGACTGACCGTAGTTATCAAGTGAAAATATATCAGTGTCGTTATCATTACTATCAAGGGTAGTCATAGTACAGGCCCCACCCAAGCCACAATGTTCTACATCTTTGGCTGGTAAAAGTGATTCCAGCCAATTTTTTATTTCGTTCCCCACCAAAATCTTTCCATTTTTCGTTAACATGGTGGGTACTCTGGTGATTTTATTGTGGTATGCGGGTGGGACACCTTGAGTATTGACATTGTGATAGTGTACAATTTGTTTCAGTTGAGTGTGTCTGTTCACATACTCTACGATCTCCATTGAATGTTTGCACCTCGGGCTGTAGACCAGGAGTGACATCTAATATGTATATGGGATTTTCTAAAAAAAAATTAACGCATACTAGTAAAGATGAATGTCCTTTTGATAATTGCACTTCTTGTGATTATTGTCCTGTTGACTCAACGAGAATCGTTCACAGAGAGCTTTGGTCTTTCAGGCTACACAAAACCAACCGGATCTATTAGATTTGATGATGCCAACCCGGACCTCAGTGCTTACACTCAGGCCGAGGCTAAGGTCAGCAACGATCTCATGGAAAAGTTTATCATGATGACAAACAAAGAAATTTCAAAGCGCACGGGGCTTTGCACGTATGTTATCGAAACCACTTCAGTGAAGAAATATGATAGTAGTTCAAACAATTTGTATCAGTGTGCGTTTATGGTTGTCAAGAATAACGGGTTTGCATTCGGTTTCTCTGTGACAGCTTCGTTTGAAGTTCAAGGTGAAGATGTCAAACTTGTCTCTCTCCGCTCACAACCACTTGGTGTTCAAACACCAACCAATATCGCGCCATACACAGAGGGTTCGTCTGGTAAAGAGTTCTTGGATTACAAGTTAGTAAAAGAAAAGTCAGAACCAACTTTGAGTGAGTTTGAATCGGCTAAAAATAAATTGCGGTAATTGTAATGATCAGTATCAATGATGTGACGAAAATTGATGAAAAAAGAAAACAGATCAAAAAGGAAATATACAAAAAGATATATGAACAGTTTTCTCGAAAGATTAAAAAGGCGGTTGAGTTTGGTAATAAGCAGATATTTCTTACAATTCCGACGTTCTTAGTTGGATACCCGGTATTTGATCGATCAGCGGCCGCCCATTACGTGGCACGTCAATTCAAACATGGTGGTTTCAATGTAAACGTCGTCGGTGAATACGAAATATATGTGAATTGGATTGTAGATAAAAAGAAAGATTCGAGAAATACTGAACATACAGACGAAACACAGTTCCCTGATTTAATGAACCTTAAAAAGATTGCAAATAAGTACAGGAGAGGTGCGTAGTAAAGGGTGTAATTAAAAAACCTCTTAATCATAAATGGATAATTTAAATGTACTGGTTGAAGCCAAGCGCGAATATTTGGGTCAACTTTGCCTTATTATGTCTCCAGCTATGATTGAAGTTTTCCAAGATATGTATGATGAAGCGACAAAACTTTCAAAGGGGCGAAAGACTCTCGTCATGTTCCAAAAACTTCTCAAGGAAGTTCCAAACTGGTCGAACGCCATGTCGAAGCAGCACACCGATAACATCGCGAACCGCTGTGCGTGGTTTAACGACTTGTTGGCGGCTGTTTTTGTTGCGTGTACTAAGATTCTTTCAGCTGTTCGTCTCAAGGCGGACAATAAGAAGATTAGTCTCAAACTTCCAACAAATGAAGTTTTCATTCAAACGTGTTACAACAATGCTGCGAAAGATCTCTACAAAGACCCCTACGTGTTCCACGACGAACAAAGTGAATATGTGCGCGATGAGAAGTTAACTGAGCGTTTTTGTGCGTGTATCGAAGCTAGTGTTAAAGAGCTTATCCCAGTTCAACAAATTCTTCAAACATACATGTCCCAAGAGACCCGAGACATTGACTTGGATGGAGAAATTCAGGATAGCGAAGACCCCGACGTTTTCGAGGGACAAGATGCCGAACCAGAACCATTCCCAGAAGAAGAACAAGAAATGGAACCAATGCCCGAAATTGGTGGTGAGGTGGAACAGTTGCAACCAACCGGTCTCGAAAATGAATTTAAGACCGTCCCCGGTGTCCAGGCCCTTGAACCAGAATGTGAACCGGAGATGCAACCAGTGGAACACCAACCACAACAACCAGAGGAAGATGATAACGTCTTCTTCGGTGATGCACCAGAAAGCCGTACAAAAAAAGTTGCGTATAATTAAATGGAAGATCTCTCCGAATATCTCCGAGACCCCATCAGCGCAGCGATGATCGCCGCCGGTATAACTGCTGGTTACATTCACTTCAAGGCGTATCTCAATAATGAAGGAAAATTAGAACTAAATAAATACACAAAACCAGCGTTGCTCAATGCCATCCTCGTTTATTTCATCGTGTCTAACGGCCTTGGTCAAAAAGAGACTATATCTACAGACCCTTTTTAAACTTAAAGATTTACTTCATATTATAAGAAAATGACTTCCGTGAATGCCTTCAACGACATGCTCGGTCAATTTCTTGTGGAATTGCACAAGACTTTTCCAGAGGAAAAAGACGTTAAGAAAATGATGACTTCATTCGAAGTCTTGCGAACCACGAGTCCCCGTTTGGTGGTTGACGGTTTCATGAAAGGTGTGAGTCCGTACGCCGATAGAATCTCGGCGAAGGATGAAACCTTCCTTTTGAACGAGATTGACACGATTGATTTCTTGAAGGAATTGAACATTAAGAGTTACTGGACTCGTATGAGTACAGGCACGAAAGATGCTACGTGGCAATATCTTCAAACTCTGTACATGCTCGGTACGACTATTACGTCGATTCCAGCGGATACATTGAACCTCATCGAGGGTATCGCCAAGGACTGCGCTGAAAAGATGGAGACGGAAGGTGGTGAACTCGACCAGGCTGCGCTCATGAAGATGATGGGCAGTATGCTTGGTGGACTTCCCAAAAAATAAACCTCATGATATACTAAATGAAGGCTTGGTTCGACGATCCAAAGCAACTCATCAAGGAAAATAAGATTACACAATTCTGGCCCAATAAAAATCAAACATCAGAAGACCGAATTAATGCTGCTTCCCGTTTTATTATTTACGCGACTTGTATTATTTACCTCACACGCCGTGATCCACGGATCTTTATTTTAGGTGGTACGGTTTTGGGTGTTCTTTATGTTATGTACAAGACAAATATGGTTAGAGAAACATATGGTACTCCAGTTTCTGGAGATACTGGATGCCACATGCCATCTATTGATAATCCAATGGGAAATGTTCTCGTCACCGATTACACGGATGCACCAAATAGATTAGAAGCTTGCTATTACCCAAGTGTCAAGCCATTCGTAAAGAGTTTTCTCGATGATAGATTCCCCACGGATTCCGGCCGTTCGAGGACACCACTTCCACAATATCAGCGCAACGCGGCGGCTCGTCAGTTTGTGACCGCCCCAGTGTCTAACATACCAGGAGATCAGACTGCATTTGCCGAGTGGTGTTACGGTTCAAAGGGTGGTCCCGATTGTAGAACAAGACCACAATTATGTGATCCAAATGCCCGTGGTGCTCAGCTCGGTCCATTCAGAGGTCTTGATATTAGTGGTGATAGACGATAAATATTTCTTATGTAATAATAAATGGCGTACCAACTTCAGCCTGGTTTATCAATTGTCCAAAATACCGGAGCAATTGCCCCTGTCAAAGCGACGGACGAAATCTTCGTCTATCCCCAGCCCAGCTCATTAAATTGTGGTGATTGCCGTCCAAATACAATGTTGTATGGTACGGCTCCATACATGGCTGGTAAGGGCGCCCCTGCCAATTTCATTGACACAAGTGATCAACTCAGGCCTCAAACAACTTCACGTTTTAACAAGGTTATCGT